TTGGTTTTGGGTGACGGCATCTGCTCGCACTTCCACGACCTGACCAAGTAGGGAATCGCGTGAAGTCCAAAAAATATCGCGATCACTATCACTAAACCCACTGCCCACATTGACCCGAATAGTTTTTCCGTCATCGACTCCTTGGCAGACAATCGCTCCAAGCCTGCCAATGTTTCGTCCTGTTCCTTCTTCAACATCTACTACCTCCAATGATACTTCAATAAATGGCTTCAATTTGAGCCAAGCTACTGAACGTTTACATTCGTATCCAGCTTCTGGATCTTTGATCATAATACCTTCATAGCCGCCAGCAACTGCCTGTGCGTTAATTTCTTTGTAACGCAACTGTCCTTCAGCTGTGTCTAAATCAACTAGCTCGTTAGCAAGGCAAGTAACATTGGGTAAGTCTGCGTGATTCTGCTCAACCCACGCCTGCACCATTTGGCTGCGAACTGTCTGGCTTTTATTCCAACTGCCAAGTTCAAAGTCATCAAATGGACACATGTCAAACAAGTTTAGGATAGCATCATTGGCTTTAACATCGCTCTTACGATGTACCTGTGTCATCAAGTCTTGGAAACTGCTAGACATAATTTCACCGTCAAGCACGATATCATACGGTGGAGGAGTTTTCTTAACCACTGCACTTATTTGTTCAGTCACATGTGGAAAGTTAGCAAGCTCTTTACCGTTGCGGCTAAACATATCAACACGCCCGTCTGTACGGACAATAGTGATAACACGGACACCGTCGAGTTTAACTTCGATAAGTTTCTTTCCAGATACTTTCGATTCATGATTAGCACTATCATGAGCAAGCTGACAACTAAAAACAGGTATTGCATAATCAGGCCATTTCTTTTCTACAACTTTGTTGATAGTTTTTTCACTTGTGCCGCATCGCAGGTCTTTAATCAGTATGCGTCGATACCACCCATTCCATTGCGCCTTGGTGGCACTAGCCATCATTTTAGCAACGGTGTCACGAGCAAGGTTGCCTGTGAGTGAGCGATTAACAAAGCCAGTGATAATGAGGCTAAAACTATCCCAATCCAAACCAGAACCATCTTCATCTTTTTTCTCCGGGATCTGTTTCAATCCAAATGTGATCATAGGGTCTAATGCAAGCCTGGCGCCTTCAAAGAACTCTCTATTACCTGCCTCTGCTTGAGCCAAAATAATAGCTTCTTTGTCCAAACGACTGTTGTGATCTTCAAGAGTGGAAATTACATTTTGGCACGGATCATGCATACTAGACCTTTCTGCTGTTTAATGTATGTATTGTACAGTCTAGCAGTTAATAAGTCAAGTGGTCTGGCGTTTTAAATGGCTTGCCAATTTGAGCATATGGTAAGTTTCGGATGATTTTCTTTTTCATAGAGCGTATAACTGGATGGTTATGGTTCCAATCAAATGTTTTCATATACTTGTACCAACAGGTTTTTTTGGCACGTTTTGATAAATTAGTGTCCAAATAATGTTTGGCTGCATCAAAATCGCCGCCAAATTTATCATTTAACTCGCAAGCAATATTAAAAGCAAATGCACCCATTTCATCTTTGTGACCATAATACTCTTGCTCTTTACGATCTCTGGCATAGTAGGCTGTGCTTAGGTAGCCTGGAATCTGTTTAAATTCTCTAGTACGATATTGTCTCATATGTACAATCTCGTGTAAGATAGTATCTGCAAATAATCTGCACATTCTATCCCATCGACTGTCTGAAAGTTTAATTTCAGAGCTAGTGGATCTATAACTAAAATTTATTTCGATCTGGTTACGTTCTTCTTGATCATAATGAGCATAGTATACGCCGCCGATATAAACAATGCCCTTATCGTGTGTAGGATCACGTTTCAGTCTAACTCTAATAGGAAGATGCCATTTGAGATGATCACTTAGTAATTTTTGTAAGGTTTTAATGGCAAGACGCTTGCCCACTACAAAAGGCTTTAACTCGTACATCATAGTGTACAAATTATCTCTGTCCAATAACGCCCAATTAAATGGTTTCCTAGACACACCACTCTCCTATTTTAAATATTTAAGTGTAGTGTCTAGTACCATTAACTGCGCACTTTATTGATATTTTTAAAAATGATGTTGCTTAATATAAATATTACTATGAAAACTTTTAAAGATTATCTAGCTGAAACCATTCAAATAAATGAATACGACACTGTTCCTTCTGGATGGAATCAATTTTCAGGGTCTGGGGGAAAGGCAGTTGCACCTCCTAAAGGTAATTATCAGGAAGTTCCGAGCCCAGATTCAACTGCTCCCGGAACTTGGTATTTGCTTAGACCATCACCAGCAACAGACTTGCCGTTTAATCCAGTAAAAACAAGTTGGTGGCAACCTGTAGATAATGGTGGTGTTATGAGTCCCCAAATAGGTGATGATCGAATGGGTACTATAGTCAACAGATTTGTTGACAAAAATGGAAAGATAGCAGATCAAGGAACTTTAAATCAATGGTTAAAGTCTTTGCCTCAATCAGAATACGATGCATGGGCAAATACCTCAGGTGCCGGAAGTAGTACTAGCCCTCGTTGGGAATACGAAAATAATCCAAAATATAAAGCTACTAACAAAGTAGGATCAAACAACACTGATCCCAAAGTAAAAGCTCTACAAGATCGAATACTGGCTAAAGATCCTAACGCATTGCCCAAACATGGTGCCGATGGAAAAATGGGTCCAGAAACTCGTACCGCTATGGCAAAGCTAGGAATAAAAGAATCCCTAGAGTTACAACGTATATTAGATCTATCTAAGTTTTAATTATGGGCATTCCGAGATAACTTTATCAGCAATTATATAGCCACATTAAAATTAATAACTATTCGTCTACCTGTTTCAGGATTAGATGCAGCGTGATATCTATACCCGTCAAATATAACCATTCTACCTTTTTTTGGTTCTATTTTTTGCAGTACAGGCAAATCTACATTTTCTAAAAATTGATCAAACTTATTTTTGCCATATATTGCGTCTGAAATAATAGTTGGTCCGGAAGAATTATTAGCATAATACAGACATACTAAATGTTTGATTTTTTTGTCAATATGCCATATCCAGTTGTCAATATCGGGAGAATTTTTAAATCTTGGCTGCATCATAAAAAGCCTACCGTTAAAATAATTTTTAGGATAGTGTCCGGCTTTTCCAAGACCTTCGTACATTAACGGTAATAATATTGATGACAACGGACTAGTAGGACCTCCGTCATCTGTACTAAAAAATCCATGAAACCACCCAGGACTATCATTATCTTGAACTATTTCATTTTTTACAGGCTTAGTTAACACTGGTTTATAGTACCAAGGTAGATCCGGAGCCATTACCGCTGCTTCGATCGCATCTTGATACGGCACACTAACAACGTCATCTAAAATTATAATATTGTTTATCATGGTCGTTTTGTAATGATTTCGTCAATTAACCCAAACTCTAAAGCCTCTTGCGCACTCATAAAGTTATCACGTTCCATTGCCGCATAAAACTCATTAAAAGTTTTATCCTTGCTATTGTGATTTACATAGATTTGAGTTAGATTTTTCTTCATAATCAAAATCTCTTTGACTTGGATCTCCATGTCTGTAGCTTGGCCGCGAGCACCACCACTCGGCTGATGAATCATGTGGCGAGCATTAGGGAGCATTTTACGCTTACCTGCCGCACCCGCTGTAGCTAGCAAACTGCCCATACTACAGGCCTGGCCCATAACTACAGTACACACATCTGGTTTAATAAACTGCATGGTATCGTAGATAGCCATACCAGCAGTAACTACACCTCCGGGGCTGTTAATAAAGAATGTGATATCTTCATTGCCTTGACTTTCTAAAAATAGCAACTGTGCTACAAGCAAACTAGCAGAGTGTTCGTTGACATCTGTATCCAACATAACAATACGATCTTTGAGCAGTCGACTATAAATGTCATAACTGCGTTCTCCACGAGCCTCTTGCTCAATTACCATTGGTACTAAATTTGGCATTATTGATAATCCTTATCTAAATTTACATTTGTTAAACCTGCAACTGTCTGGAACTTGTCCCAAGCAATTTTAGCCGCAGGGTTCTTTTTTAATTCACTGCTAGGCAATACAGCTTCTAGCCAAATTTCCGGACGGCGACTAGGGTGAGCACCAAACTTGCGAGGCTGATGTAACTTACCAGTCTCCCAAAGTTCAATGCTTACTGAACGAAAGCGGTCTTCATCTTCCTCTGCATAGTGGCCCCATTCGGGATTACTCCAACCGCCACGCTGATGATATCCTTGCCAAATACCCTGCCATTGTTCATTGTCATGCGGATCAAAATCTGTACGACTGATAATGACCAACACATCGGCAATGTCTACTACGCCGTCAACAATATCACGAACGCAACGACTATAACTTAATCCGATTTTCATCTTCTGCCTTGTTTAACGTTTCGAACTAGAGGGCCGTCTGATGTAAAACTTAAACGTCCCATTTTGCCTTCATAGATTTGACCGTTCCACCGCATTTCTAATTTTAACTGTTTTTCTAAACTAACTGCAAGATGATCATGCTCACGAAAGCTCAAAAGATCTGCAACCATTTTACGCCCGTTGTCTTCACATAGAACTTCACAGGTATCTTCTACATATTGTCTCATTATAATGTAAACCTTACTTGTTTAACTGAATCCCACCGAAAGCTACGCCATCCTTTAGCATCTAAATCGTAGACTGGGATAACTTCTTCGTTGACTTTCTTTTCCTTTTTCTCCACGCCTTCTACGATAGATTCGGCAGGAACAAGCTCTGGCTTAGTTGTACAAGTCATAGTTCGTTCTGTGCCGTCCTTCTTAGTAAAGACTATAGTAGTAGGACCATATGCCAAGTGACCTTTCAGCCACTTCTTAAAGATCTTTACATCTTTCTCACTTAAGGTCGTCATCATGCGCACTCAGTTTTTGTTTAAGGTCTGCATTTTCTTTTTCTAATTCATCAACTCGTTCTGCAAGTTTAATAATTAAAAAATTCATACCTTCGGCTGTTTTTCTAGCCATTTCTACAATACTTAATTGTTCCATATTATACCTCTATTACAATGTTAGGATTCCAGCCACTCTCTGGCTCATAGCCTTCATAGCCACGAGGGTTGCAAACTACACGAGTACTACCGATCATATAGTCAAACGGATGATGGGTATGACCGTGTGTCCACAGTTTGATCTGCGGACGATCAAGAATAAACTCGCTCAAGTCACTGCTATAAGCACCATTCATTAGGTGTTGATCTTTATACTGCTCATGTGTTGATAACTTGCTAGGACTGTGATGACCTACTACAACAAACTTCTCATCGTGACGTTCAGCAACAATTTGTTTGATATAGTCCAGCATGTGCTTATGGCGAACAACTGTGTCATAAGGTTTCAGTCTAGTGTAGCCTTCAAGATCCTTTTTAATAACAGTAAAGTCGTTCATCATGTCACGTACAGAGTGTAATGTTAGAGGATCGCCTCGGTTCATGTCAGTCCAAAGTGTTCCACCAATAAAAGTTACATCATCAATCTTCTTACTGCCTGCTTCCAAGAAGTAGACGTTAGGGAACTTGGCACACTCATTACTTAGTGTGATCAAGCTCTGATCCCATCTACCGTGGTAGAACTCGTGATTGCCTGCAACGTAAACTACGTGTGGGAACTGGAAACTAACACGCTTAAGAAAGTCACGAAACCGTTGGGCACACGCTTGCCTACTGCCTAAACTTTCAATCATGGCAGCAGTTCTTACACTTTCTTCGCTATGATTGTGTAGGTCTTCAGCAACCATAATGTCGCCAGAGAGGATTAGAACATCGCAGCCTTCATAGTTAGTAATGTTTATATCAGAGAACTCTAAATGGAGATCACTGACTAATTTGATTTTCATATTGTTTTACTCGTTGTTGACGCTCTGCTTCGTGTATATCGCACAGAGTCTTAATCCACCCGCCATCTCTTCTCTTACCTGGAGATCCACATTCTTCACAACTGGCATCTGCCCATGCTTCTGCCATACGAACCATTCCATTAATATGATCGTCACCGCCATCATAGTAGAAACGTAGTCCGCCGAACTTCTCTTTAATCTGTGCCACTGTTACTTGTGGCACTATTTCTGATTGCTTGTTCTTCCAATCAATATGACTTTGTATGTTACTGCACAGTTTTTCTAGAATAGGCCACCAGCCTTCGCCACAGCAGAATCCACCATATGGAGTTTCAAACATCTTTGGAAAACGTTGTTCCATATGCTTAACAAAAGCGTCATATTTTTCAAATTCTTCACTCATCGAATAACTCCAAATAGTACGTTGCCGGCTTCACGATCAAATGGCACACCATAATCAGCGATATAGTTAGAATCAGTCTTTTCATTCTGACCAGGCGCTACTCCGATGTAATATTTGAAATCAGCCTTGCCAGTCTGGCGATATTCATCACGTTCGTGTTCTTGCACAATCTGTACGATGCCAATGCATTCGTTGCCTGCAAACCAAATACTCCCTGTGATCATTTCATTGTACTGCCTTTACAAAGTTTAAACGGGTTACCGGATTACCATACTTCCAATGTAGGCTATGGTCTTTGACTTTACTTTTAATTACTACACATGGCCCAACTTTCATATCTACTTTGCTGAACCACGATACCATCTTATTGTCTATTATAGCATCAACATTCCAAGCATCAAAGTTCTTTGAGCGTTGGGACGCTAGAATCTCACAGTCCTTATCAAAAAGACTTGATCCAACGGCAGACAGATATTCCTTATCTGCATTCCTGGCACGTTTTTCAATTTGACTGTTAGCAGAGTCTCTACGATAAACGCTAGGCAAGCAGGCAATAAAACCAATCTTGTTGTCAGGGACTACTCCCAATGTCAACAAGGTATTAACTTCCATTTGGAATTCGTTATCACCTTTAACTGCGGCAAACATCAATCGTTTAAAATACTTTTGGATTTCGTTAGCCAACTCACGATCTGCATCTTCTAAAAAGATTTCTTGTGGCGCAAACTCTGGAGCCGTATTAGTTGAGTCGCCTAGTTTGAGAGACTTTCTAACCAATACCTTATTAGCATGTTTCATGTACATGAACTTGCCTTCGCTGTCAAATACACTTTCCACTTCTTTAAGGTACTCACCGTTAACTCGTTGAGCGGCGCAGGCCAGTTCCAAAACTTGTTGTAGGGGAAATTCTTTTGACACCTTGCGCTCCTAGGTTGTTGAACAATGCTAGTATTTTACAGGA